GGGGGCTCAGGCTCATTGCCTGGTGACCGTGGTGACGCTGCCCACCGTGGCCAGGCTTTGCACGATGGTGCCGGCGATGCGGCTGGTGGGCGTGACGGTGAGCGGCGCGGTGATGCCGTGCAGCGCGGCCAACTCTTCGATCATCTGGCCAGGGTTGCCGCTGAAGGTTTGGCTGGCGGCCGTGGTGCTGACGGTGACCGCCTGGCCGGCCTGCGCGATGGTTTGCGTGAGGTCGGCCGTGCTGCGCGTGCTGGCGGCCACGGTGAGCGGCGCACCCAGGCCGTGCAGTTGCCAGACCTGGCGCAGCAGCAGCACCTGCGCGCCGCTGAGGGCCCAGGTGGTGCCCAGCGTGCCGTCCACGCCCGTGACGTAGCCGGGCTCGACATAGCCGGGGGCCACGTAGCCGCCGAAAGTGTCCGCGGCTTCTGTGGCGGCCAGGGTGCCGGTGCGTGGGCTGAAGCTCAGGGCGCCGCTGCCGCTGAAGGTGTCAGCGCCTGCTTCGCTGGCATCGAGCGCGCCCTGCGTCTGGCCGGCGCCCGAGGCGCTGAAGATGTCGCTGCCCGCTTCAGTGACCGCCAGAGCGCCGGCCAACTGCACGCTGCCAGAAGCGGCCAGGGTATCGGTGCCGGCTTCAGTGGACGCCAGGGCGCCCGCTACCTGCACGCGGCCGTTGGCGGCCAGGGTGTCGGCGCCTGTTTCTGCCGCTGCGGCGCTGCCCTGCACGCGCACGGTGCCGCTGGCCGTCAGGCTGTCGGCGCCGGTTTCTGCGGCTGCGGCGCTGCCTTGCACACGCACCGAGCCAGTGGCCGCCAGGGCGTCTGTGCCGGTCTCGGTGGCAGCCAATGTGCCGATGGCCTGCACCACACCGGAGCCGGCGGCGGCAAAGGTGTCTGCGCCGGGTTCTGCGGCTGCGGCGCTGCCTTGCACCAGCACCTTGCCGGCAGCGGCCAGCGTGTCGCTGCCGGCTTCGGTGGCGGCCAGGGCGCCCTTGACGATGACGTCACCAAGCGCGGCAAAGGTGTCTGCGCCGGTCTCAGAGGCCGCCAGGCTGCCCTTGAGGATGACCTTGCCGGTGGCCGCCAGGGTGTCTGCACCCGTCTCGCTGGCCGCGAGCGCACCCTTGACGATGACGTCACCAGTGGCTGCTAAGGTGTCAGCCCCGGCCTCAGTCGCGGCAAGCGTGCCGCGCACCAGCACCCTGCCCGACGCTGCCAGCGTATCGGCGCCGGCCTCAGTGGCTGCAAGTGCGCCCCTGACGACGACATCGCCCGCCGCGCTGAAGGTGTCCGCGCCCGTCTCGCTGGCCGCCATGGTGCCGGCGATGGCCTGATCGGTGACGGTACCGGTGGCCGCAAACGTGTCGGCGCCCGCCTCGCTGGCCGCCAAGCTGCCCTTGACGTGCACATCACCGGTGGCGGCAAAGGTGTCCGCGCCGGTTTCTGTGGCTGCCAGCGTGCCTGTGCGGGCGGGTGGTGCAGCCTCGCGCACGCGCAGCAGCACCACGGGGCCGCGCACGTTGGTGAGCGTGCCGGCCAGGGTGGCCGTGACCGTGGGCGCTGTGGTGGAGATGCCGGCCGTGACCGCGGCCCAGGCGCTGTAACCGCCGATGTCGTTGCCGGTGGTGCTGTCGGGCTCGTTCAGCTCGGTGGCCGTACCGAACGTGGCTCCCGTGGCCGTGATCGACTGCGCGCTGAACTGCGCCGGCGTGGTCACGTCCGTCGGGATACACATCGCCCAGATGGCGCGGTCTCCCGACGCGAAGTCCGTGGCCGTCGCGCCGTTGGTGAGCGCAATCGACATCGGCGACGTGGGCGTCGTCGTGCGCTGGCCGTCGGCCGAGCCGTAGCTCTTGGTGCCGCCCCCAGTGGGGATGCGGACCATGAACGCCCAAGTGACGTTGTTGCCACCGAGGGTGACGGCCAGGTTGCCGGTCTGGCCTGCGACCGGCGTGTTCCAGGTGTAGACGTAGAGGTTGCTGTTACCGGTGTCAGCGCCCTGGGCCGTGTAGCCGCCGGCGTTGGTCAGGCTGTCCTGCAGCGTCCAGCCCGTGGGCGTGGTGACCGTACCACCCGCCACCGCCGTCGGCTTCATGCCGACGAACAGGACCACGGCGTCCGTGGCCAGGATGCCAGCCGGATAGGCTGGCGAGACGGTGGTGCCGCTGATCGCGCTATACGCGGCTGCGGCTGCTACTGGGGTGCCAAGCGCCATGCTGCGCTACCCCTCAGGTCGGATAGGGTGGCAGATAGGACGGGACGCCGAACTTGCTGACCTGGTAGTAGAAGTCCACACCAATCAGGAACGCATCAGCCGGGAACGTGTCCTGGGCAGCCGCTCCGTCGCGGAAGATGCGGATCAAGAACCGCATGTTGGGCACGGCGTCACCGCCGGGAAACGGCGTGCTGACCTTCTGGAAGTGCTTGTACGCGGTGCCGTCGGCCGCCTGGTCGTAGTATTCGGTCACCGAGGCGCCGAACGCGCCGTTGACCGCCGCCCAGGTGTACTCGATGCCCCAGCGCACCGAGCCGGCGGCCGTGCTGTTGCCAGGGCTCCAGTGGAAGGCCAAGTACAGGTCGGTGCCCGGCGCCCATTCAAACGGCACGTCCCAGTTGGTGAAGGACTCCGTCATCGAGGTGGGGCTGTAGGCATACGCCACCAGGCCGTCGCGCAAAACCTTCAGCTCCGCTGGGTTGCCAGCGCCCTCGCGCACTGAAGGCTCGAGGCCATCCATGGCCCAGGAAACCTCTGTGCGGGCGTCCAGCTCGGCGAAGTTGCCATCCACCTCGGCGGGCGTCAGCAACCCGCCGAGCTTGTCGGCGATGTAGGTGAGCAGGGCCACAGCGTCAGGCGTGCGTGATGGTGGCGCTGTTGATGGTGACGGTCTGGCCAGCGGTGATGCTGGTGCTGTCCAGGTTGATGTCGCTGCCCGTGGTGCCTACCGTGAGGCCGGTGACAATATCAGTGCCGCCTGAAGCCGTGCGGATGCGCGCGGCTGCGGCGGTGCCGGTGTTGTCAGCCGAGGTGTCTGAGCGCGGAAAGCCGCTGAAGGTGAGCACACCAGAAGCGGCCGTGCCGGCCGGGTTGCCCAGGGCGATGGTGGCCAGGACGCTGGCCATGCCGGTGGTGCCGATCTCCAGCACGCCAGCGGTGCCGATCTGGCTGACGACGGCTTCTAGGCGGGCATTTTTGACAGCGGTGGTGTAAGTAACGGCCATGGTTCAGGCTCCTTGAGAATCAGGTTTCGTAGGTGGTGACCGTGCGCACGATCTCGTCGTTGTCGTCGCGCTCCACCGTCTGCACGGCGCGGGCCGGGTGGGTGTTGTGGACGGTGACGGGGGCGGGCTCGACCTGGTTGATGACGGTGACGGCCGGGGCCTCGGCCCGCACGGCGGGCATGACGGCCTCGATGTGCACCTGCGGCTCGGGCGTTTCGATGTGCGCCTCGAGCTGCACGTCGGCCTGACGGATGGTGATCGGCGCGTGCACGGTGACCTGGCTGGCGGGTTGCTCCAGGCGCAGGTCAATGCGCTGAGGCTCGCGCGGCTGGGCGGCCTGCATGGCCCGGGCCATGGCGTCGATGACGGCGGCCACCGGGGTGGCCTGGGCGCGGCCTGCCTCCGCGTCGTCGCCAGCCTGGGCGGCGGGTGTGCTGGCCTGCGCCGGGCCGCCCGCGCCAGGCGTGGCGTCGTATGCCGTCAGGCGCACGCCGTACTCGGCGGCCAGGTCTTGCGCGGCCTTGATGGCGGCCAGGGTGTCGTCAAAGTCGTAGCCCATGGCCGCGCTCAGGTCTTGCGGGCTCATCAGCCCAGCCCTGACCTTGAGAATGTTGGCCTCGGTGTCGGCCTTTGGGTCCACCCAGTCCCAGCGGCGGGCTTGCCACTGGTGCACGCGGAACTTGTCGGCCTTGGCCGCGGGCAGCGCGCTGCCGTTGGGCATAACGATCAGGCCCTTCATCAAGCACCACTGCAGCCAGGCCTGGAAGACGGGCTCCATGAAGGTGGCGATGAACCATTCCTGGTCTGCGGCCCAGCGGTCGCGCTCTTCCAGCGTGCCGCTGCGGATGCTGGAGAAGTTGACGCCCTCGAGGTCGTTGGCCAGGGAGTGGTACGCGATGCCCCAGCCGCTGGCGATGCGCTGCAGGTGGTGTTTGACGAAGGGGCCGACCACCTGGTCGGGGTAGCGGCTCTCATGCGCCTGGAAGGTGACGCCAGGCGGCAGCACGTCATACGTGCCGGGCTGGGTGACGGTGATGTTCTCGCCCTCGCCGTCCACCGCGCCGATGGGACTTTGGCCATCGGGCGTCTGAAAGAAGCCGAAGTGGTTGGCACCGTTCTCGGCGGCCAGCAGCGTGGCCAGGCTGAACTTGCCCAGGTGGTGCAGGCTGAGCACGCCCGGCGCCATCCAGGGCACGCCGCGGGCTTGCTCGGGGCGCTCCACGCGCAGCACGTGCAGCACCTCGCCAATGGGCAGGCGGATGCGCTGGCGGCTGCTGGCGGCGCCGTCGTTGGGGTGGGCCTCGAAGATCCACACGGCCTGCGGGCGGTGGAACTCGTCGATCTCCACGCCCATGACCACCGCGTTTTGCGGGCCGGCTCGGGCCACGGTGTGGGTGGTGTCAATGCGGTCGACATCGATGGCCTGCAGGGCAAAGCCGAAGCGGTTGCCCGCCTGCGGGCCACGCACGATGCGCACCAGAAACTCGCCGTCGCTGGGCAGCTGGCCCACCAGCGTGTCGCACAGATCACGCAGGCTT